AACGGTCTTAACCAAGTAGCGTGGTCCATTAGCGTAGATGAATGTTCTTAGTTCATCGCCCCAACACTCGTGCTTATAGGCACAGTAACTGCAACCTACAGGTAACTTCATATTGCCTGACTTGCCATCGGGGATTGGCTCGTAACATCTCTTAGGTGGCTTGGCTAACTTGACTATATTCTTGATAGCTTTAATCCTTTCTACTATCGAGAAGAAGTTTAGCTTAGTCCAGTACCACATAGATTCATCAGCCATATCATACTTCAGGTAGGTCAGATGTCCGTTGGTCTTATCCATAACTAACCAACCCATCTCTGTCTCACCTTCTGAATGAGCGTAACCTTTTATCTGGTCTACATATCCAAAGGGGTCATCATTAATAAGAGAACCATCCTTGAATTTCTTGAACCCGTAAGGTGATGATGACTTAACATCAGTCACTATGCCATCTATCTTACAGTCCATAGAACCTTTGATACCACCCACCTCTGCTCTCTTCTGTGTATCAGTAATCTTGTGTCCTGATAGTTTAGCGAGGGCGAGTACCATCTCTTCAATCAAATGACCATAGAGAAATTTGATACGGGTGTGAGGCATAAGTTCCTCACCCTTGTATCCGTTGTAAGAATACCACAGTTGTCTATCCTTCTTACCTATGTTAGACATACGAAGTTTGCGTCTATCAAACTTACTCTCTGTAATATTGTTTCGCAATATACTCTTAACATTCTCACCGAATGTTTCTATTGCTTCTTCGACATCTACACCATCAGGAATTTCTTTGGTGTCTATCATCTGATATATGTCATCTACTAATGTGTCTGTTGCCACGTTTTACCTACCTTATATTGACCGTCCAAAGGACAGTTTAAGTTAAAAGATTCACCTGCTCGTACTATTGAACCAACCGCAAGACCTCCGAAGAAATCTGCTTGGTCTTTCCTGACTTCACACTGGAACTCATCGTGTACATTGAGTACAAACTTGTAGTCTATATTATATAGCCTCGCATATCCATCTAGTAATACCAGAGCCTTCTTCATTATCACTGCACCTGCACTCTGTAATAGAGTATTGAGTGCTGAATGTTGAGAGCGTATGTGTAGTTTCCTACCATCTAAACCAGTTACCCAACCCTTCTCACTAGATTTACTAACCTTGTCCCTTAGTTTCTTTAGTGCGGGAGTATTATCTAGGAAGTTCTTCTTGAGTAGACGACCACGAGGTGCACCACCACCTGCTACCTGACCTATCTTAACATCACCTGCTCCATAGAGGAACGCATAGATGAAAGTCTTGGCTTGGTCTCTAGTCTTCAGTCCTGCTGACTTCTGATTAGCAGTATGAATGTCACCAGTGACTACTTCTTTAGTGTACTTAGAGTCATTCATATAGTGTGCTAACATTCTCAACTCGAGACCACTAGCGTCACAACCTACCAAACTATATCCGTCAGGTACAATCCATAGGTCACGACAGTCAGCACCATAGCCACCATCAAAACCCCAGAGAGCATTACCATCATTATCATACCTAGTCGCAGGTACTTGAGCACAGTTAGGTTTGGAGTGAGTCATCCGTCCTGTCACTGCACCACACGGATTAACACTACCGTGTATCCTACCAGTATCATCATCAATAGCTTCTACCCAACTCTTGACCATAGCAATACGCTTAGTCAGTGTCAGATAATCTACAATCAACTGAGCTTCAGGTATGTCTACAGTCTTCAGAACTTTCTCATCTACAATCACATTACCTTTCTCAGTATGTGCTTTAGGTTTCCAACCGAAGTGCTGTAGATACTTAGCAATCTGCTGACGAGAGCCGAGATTGAAATCAGGATACTCATAGTATCCCCACTGAGTTTCACCAGCACCTGTTCTCTCACCTATGTATTGCCAACTAGCACCTTTATCCAACTGTGCTTGGTATCGTTTAGATATAGAACCATCTTTATTCTTAGTCTTACCATCAGGAAAGTTAAGTGGTATCCATACAGGCAGAGGTTCAAATCTCTTGTGTACCTCGTCCTCTATATCCAGTACCTTCTCTTTCATCTCAGCGAGTAGTTCATAAGCCCTCCTCTCATTTAGTATCATACCGTTTTCGGTCTGACCTTGAATGATGTTAGCAGTCTTATGTTCTATCTCTACTGCTTCTGTCAGAGAAGACGAGAATAGATGTTCATATAATTCCTTAGTAACTCTCACATCCTGTTGACAATATTCCAACATATCATAGGTATACTCTTTCCAATCACCTTGATAGCTACCCTTATCATTACCTAGCCTCTCACCCCAAGAGCGTAAGCTATGCCCACCCTCTAAACTAGGGTTACTAAGTCTGCTAAGTACAAGAGTGTCCCGAAGATTAAAATCCCAACGAAAGCCACTAAGCCTACGCAGGATAGGAACATCAAAAGAAATAATGTTGTGTCCAATAAGCGTACTGACATCCTCTGATGCCAACCAGTCTCGAAAATTTCCATAATTATTTTTTCCTATAAAGTTATACATTGTAGACTCACCGTTATCGAGCATTGCACAGATGCAGTGTACTCGATTAGCTTCAAGTCCGTCCGTTTCTATGTCAAAAAAAGCTGTCGACATCTTCAAATACCTCCGTCAGTCTACCTGTCTCACTATCATATTGTAGTTTACAAGCCTTACCAGTTAAACCTGAGAACCTATTCTTCAGAACCCGAACAGTCGTTTGGTTCCTTATGATAGGGTCTTCTGCCTGTTGATTACGTTCTAAGCCTAAGACGATATCAGACAGTTGTGCGATAGAGGACGAACCCCTTAACTCTGCTAAACTTATCTGTCCACCGTCCTCGTGTGCTTTACCCACAGGTCGTTTTAAATGAGAGATGAGGAATAATCCTACTCCTATCTCTTGTACTATCTTCCGTAGTTTAGTCATAATAGCGTCAATCGTCTTACGTTCATCTAAGATACCGTGTTGGTCCGACACTACTATAGATAAGTGGTCTAAGACTATCCACTTACAATCGAATGATTTAGCGTAAGTTCTAATCACATTCAATAGAGAGTCTTCCGACATACTACCGAAGTGGTCATAGAAATATACATTCTTATCACCCACTGACTTCTGCCATAGAGTCTTCTTGTCTTCGAGACTTAACTCTCTCTCATACTGTGGTATGTGGATAGGTGCGTTAGCCTCAATAGACATCAGACCTTTCACACTACGCTCGATAGACTCTTCCAAGTGAATGATAGCGAGATTATCATCAGTCGTATTTAGTATGTATGCTTCCAGTTCCTTGACGACACTGGTCTTACCCATACCTGCACCACTGGTGATAGTCACTAGTTCCTTCTCTCTGAAACCGTAGGTCAGTCTGTTTAGACCTGCATACGGGTAATCTATAGTCCGTACATCTTTATCTCTCAATATATGTTCCCAAGTATCACTACCTTTAATGATACCTGCGGGTGTGTAAGACTCTGCTGACCACCAAGCGTTAGTGAACTCTTTAATCTTACCGTTCATCAACATCTCACTAGCGTCCTTCATAGGTAACTTGCATACCTTCAGTTTACCGACAGAGATTATATCCTGTACAGATTTAACTGCTTCCATACCTGCTTTATCTTGGTCGAAACATAAGACGACATTATCGAATGACTCTATGTACTCAAGATTATCCTTGACGTCCCTAGACGCTGAATTAGAACCGTTCTTCAGTGAGACTACCTGCCACTTGCCATCAAACATTTCGCTGACGGAAAGGGCATCTAGTTCGCCCTCACATATAGTTAGGTACTTACCTCCTGAACGATTTGCTCCCTGCCCGAAAAGACCTGAACCTTTATTCGTTCCTATTATTTGAAATTCTTTAGTCGCGACAGTTCTCTCTTTGTATCCCAGTAGATAGTTGCTATCTTTAGAGTCGTAGTATGGATAGTAATGTTTATCTATCTTACCACCTTTATCGAAACTCACCCCAACACCGAACTTAGATGTAATTTTAGATGATATTCGTCTGTCTTTGATTGCAGAACCCAAAACACCGCGAGGTGTTATTGTGGATTGGTGCATTGATTGTGTCTCCTTAGTATTTGTTAAACATTTAACATTCTTTGTGTAGTGTCCACAAGCGTTACAATAACCGTGACCGTCAGAGTAGACCGAGAGGTTATCACCTGCCTTATCCCCACCTGTCTCACGACAAGCAGGGCAAGGCTTATGCTCTACAAAAGTAGAGGGGTTAAGCGAAGAACTCATTAGTCTCTTCGTCAGCAGACCTATAGCCTTCAGTACGCTCGTGTACCTTAACCGCAGTTAAGTATGTAGCGACACCGTGTTGCGGGTGTTCGTTACCTTTTTTCCATAGTACCTCAACTTTGCTTTCTGCACCAAAGTCGTGACCTATAGACTCACCATCAGTAGTCTTAATCATCTCAAAAGACAACGGATATTTAGTAGAGAACTTACGAGCCTTATAAGACCCACCGTCCTCCTTACCATCTTCATCATAAGATTTGATAGTACGAACCTTAACACCCTCACTCTCTAGTGCTTTAGCTTCCTTGTCATCAAGAGAGACAGTAAGCGTGTACTTACCTGTATCCTCACCTTGAAATTTTTCCGTACTGTCTAGATAGACGTACTTTGCTATACCTTTAGTTATCATATTATTATACTCCGAGACCCTATAGAAAGAACTTAGGTCAGAGGGTCTCTGAGACTAACCTAAGATAAGGTGCTAAAGTGATAACTATAATAATTATCATTATGGAAAAAACTAAAGCACCCTAATATTTTATAGTAAAACCTATGGATTGTCAAGGTTAATATCTTCTATATTTATAACCTCGTCATCATCTAGCCAAGTG